GAATCTTTTAAGTAATGTATAGCCATAGTCATTGCATCCACTTGGTCATCGTGTTTACCATAGGGAAACTGTATAGCTTCAGCAAATAAATCTTCTGCCCAATCCTTGTGTCTTGGTATCCATAATCTTCCTGCCTCCATAATAGGAGTAGCAGCATGTACTCTTGCAATTTTATCACGATCTGGTAAGTAATCCAACACCGGTAGTCCAGCTCTACGTAAATCTTGTAATAGAGACTGTCCTGATGCTTTCTTTTCTATTATACATATGTCTGGTTTAAATTCATCATAGAGTTCTTGTGCCACTCTACGAAGATCAGGATACTCCAATCGTTCTCTATGATTACCTAACAATATCAGACTCGGAGCCCAGTACTCTCTCCCTTGATGATCTTCTACAGCACATTCAAATACACCCCATGTTTGTATTACACTATAGTCTGCAGTAGATTTTGTGGAGAAAGCTGTGTCATAAGTTTGTATGATAACATCACAGGTTGGTGCATCTTCTTCTGTCCAACGTCTGAGCCATGTAGATTTTATAGAACCTCCTTCATCTGGTGTAGGGTTCTGCATATATAATGCATTCCAATACTTAGAACCATTGTTGGCACGAATCTCTGCTTCATCCATTTTAAGTATCTTCTCTGGTTTCCACTCCGGAAAATACGAACCTCCTATTGGAAGGTCCAGAAGATTAGCAGACTCTGCATCTAGCCATGCTGGTATAGACAATACTTCCCATGGTGTTGTTTCTTCTGTTTGATTATTCAGTAACCATCCACAGAGATCGTCCTCATGGTATCGTGTATTAATAATGACAATAGATCCATTGGGCATCAGACGAGTTCTGAGACCAGCAGGATACCAATCCTTTATATACTTTCGTCCTGTCTCGGAGAATGCATCTTCTTCAGACATTGCATCATCTATCAAAGCTATGTGTGCACCACGACCAGCAACCTGCGATCTTACACCAGCAGCAAAGTATGTACCATTCTGATTAGTTTTCCATTTACCTGCAGCTCGCACATCCTGTCGAAGTGATACCCCCGGAAAGATTTCTTTATATAATTCTTGTTTCAGTATATCTCTTACTGTTCTACCAAAGTCACTTGCTAATTGATCACTATGACTGATTGACATGATCTGATGATTAGGATTACGTCCTATGTACCAGCTAGGAAATAACTGAGAACATAATAAACTCTTACTGGATCTGGGAGGTAGAAAGACCATGAGCCTCTTGGGTTCATCTGAGTCCACTATCTGTTGTAACTTATCTGATATAACTTGTATATGTTTACCTACCTTGAAGTCATCCACAAGGGTAGGTGCCATAAACTTTACATATGAAAAGAAACTAGTCTGTGATTGTTGTAATGCTCTGGCATATAAACTTTCACGAAAAGCATCTTTAGTGTTTGGTGCTAGTTCCACTCTTCACAACCTTTAATCCTATAACATCAGCTAGTTTCTGAATATCTTCATCACTATTATCTGACATGCCACTAAACTCTTGTTTAATTTCTTTCTTGTCTACAAACATACCAAGGTGCTTTGCTATAGCTTCCATTGATCTGTTAGCATTTGTATAGTCATTATTGTCAGTTGCTCTAAGATAGGTTTGATACATCTTGTCAATAACTTTCTCTGCAGTCCATGATACCTTCTCTACTACTTCTTCTCTAAGAGTTTCTATGTATGCTCTTATCTTTGGATTGCTGAGGTATTGTTGTGCTCTCTTGGCTGTTTTACTTTTGTCTAGTTCACCAGTATCGGTACGAACTACAGGAGCATATCCTGCATCTATAAGTGATTGTGATGCATCATTGGTCGCTACATAAGATTCTGCAAACTTCTGTTGCTTAATAGTAAGACCATAATCATTTACTGCTTCCTTAGCCATAAGGCACTATACCAGAGAAAGACAATAGAGGCAAGTACTTTCTAAAAATAATTATTTGCGTAGTTTCGGAATGTATGTTATTTTATCTTTACAAGGCCGGTAAAGACATATATAAATGATAATCATTATTATCGGTCCGTCCAAGTGATACCCCAGAAAAACCCAATTTGATAATTTTGCTCTATACGTGGGGGTGGGGTTATATATAAGACGAGGAAGGGTACCTTCCGAGTCCCCCCCTAAGTAAATGTCTGAGCGTAGCGAAGTCTATTAAAAAAAAATTCTTAATAACTGCGTGAGCGTAGCGAACTCTATAAAAATCTTCTTTCTTGGATTTATCCCGTAGGGAAAATCCCCAAATTTTAAATAAAAAAAAACCTTACTAAATTAATAGTAAGGCTTTTTTCTGAAGGATTATTATTTTTATTAAGCTAGTTTGTCCAGCTCCTTCTGTTCTACTTTTTTAGTAATAGTTAAATCTCCAAGAAATTGATTTAAATGTCGGCTTGTAGTCTTGGAATATTTTTCTTTTGTAACTAATACTTCTGTTGGAGTGACTGCCATTATTAAAGTCGAATAGCTAAAAAATAATTTAGTATTGCCTTTGGTAATCACTGCTTTATTATTTCCTAAATTATTTAATAACATTTATTTTCCTTTCTTTGTTGTTAACTCTGGTCTTGTTCTAATGTAAGTCATGGCATTTAAAAAAGGTATTAAGTTTTCATTAACGTGAGCTACTCCAATTTTAGATTTCATTGGCCTACCTCCGAAGTGTTTAGGTCTATATCCTACTCTAAGCATTGCGTCCCTTTTTCTGAAAAACATATCAACAGTATTTCTTTGCCTACCAGAAAGCGTAGCAACAGTTTTAATATTTAAATATCTGTTACCTTTTGCATCTATATAATATGGAAACGTCATTCCTAAGAATTTAGAATAACCTTTTTTAAATAAGTCAGGACTACAATTTCCAGATAATACATTTAAAGGTTTTGCTGGTGATTGATAAACAAGGCTTGAAGCACCTTCACTAGTTAAAGCTACTGATACTATGTTGAGTACGTCTATTTTACTTTGTGTTATTGTTTGCATCTTATTTGCTCCATTAAGTTAGTAGGGAAATTCCTACAATTTTAGTATATCAGATTAAAATATTTTTTAAAGCTCAAAAAAAAAAATAAAAAAATTTTTTATAAATATCAGATATATGGACGTTGAGCTATGACTGTAAGATATATGGACGTTGAGCTATGATTACTGATGGATTGTACTCGCAATGGTACATTTAAAGTATGAAGCTTCTAATCGTGGATGGATAGGGATTAGAGGCGTATTAAATACATATTGTATTTTAAGGGAAGGTACTCTTAAAAGAGTATGCGATAAAGAAACTTTAATAGTGTGATATAAATACAACAGTAATAAATTAAATAAAAATAATTAAAATAATAATTGACAATATGATATTTATAATCCATATTAATAATACGAATTAATTATAAACCTATAAAGGAAAATAAAATGGAATTAGAAATAGAAATTAAAAATGTTTATGGTAATGTACTTATATATCCTGTTAATAATAAAGCGGAATTAATTGCACAATTAGTTAAGAAAAAAACTTTATCTGAAAATGATATTGCAATTTTAAAAGAGTTAGGATATACATTTAAAGTAAAATCACATTCAATTAATTTTGGGGATATATAAATGGAATTACAAAAAACACATAAAGCAATAGTAAATGCTACTACTTTATATAGTGGTAGCAAGTTTACAATAAGAGATGTTACTAATTATGCACCTAGAGTATTGAAGTTAAGTACTAATGTTAAACTTGGCAAGATAGTTAAGAAAGGTAAACATAAAGGTAAACGTATACTGACATTAACACTTATTGAAAGAGAAACATGCACTAATGAATGCGAACATTATACCACGTGCTATGGGAATAACATGCCATTCGCACATAGATTTGAAGTGAATGAAGCATTCATGGTAAGACTTGAAAGTGATATAGAATATTATGTAGAGAAATATCCCGAAGGTATTCTTATAAGATTGCATGTACTAGGTGACTTTGAAAGCATACAATATATAGAGTTTTGGAATAGAATGTTACATACATATAGTAGTATAGCTATCTATGGATATACAAGAAATCATATTACAAGTAAGTACGAACATATAAGAGCATTAGGATATAAAACCATAGCTGTTAGAAATATACATAAAGATAGATTTGCAATTAGATTTAGTAATAAATTAGATGATGAATTTAGTGCCAACAGTAGAGAAATAACTAATGAAGGTATTACATGCTTGGCACAAGTGAAGACTAATGTCTCATGTTCCGATTGTACTTTATGCTGGGCAAGTAAAAAACAAATAGGATTTATTACACATTAGGTGTTGACAAGTATATAATAATAGTTTACAGATTAATAATAATAATAATTGGAGATTGATATGAAAAAAGAAATAATAGAAAAATTAAACTTTATGAATTTACTTTATGGAGTAGGTCGTAAAGAAATGTTTGAAGAGCAATGGTCAAAGTTAGTTACACTAATTAATAAGTTACCAGATGAGGAGATAAATGATGAGCAAATTTAAAAACTTAATAGAGTCTGAAATGGAAAGGTATAATGAAGACGTTACGGAAATTATAAAGTTTAGTGATACTGTTGACGAAGCTATTGATGAGGTAT